TTCGGTTCCTCCATAAGGTTGCATTATTGGGTTTTACCAAATACATTCAAAGATGCAACTGTTATTTCAACGTCCTGTTGAAAATCTGCATTTGTAGTGTCTGTATTAGGATCTGCCACGTCTTTATCGAAGGCTTCTTTAGATTCATAAACCTGGCCTGTTTTCTTATGCTTCACTATTTCTTTAGCTTTAGCTGGTAATACAGGTACCTTCTTGCCATCTATTATTCTATACTCTGTCATACTCCTTGTCCTCTATTTTTGGATCTCTTAGGGATCCTTTTACTATATTTTTTAGCATGGCGTCCAGCCCTTTTTCGTGGAGTGCGTTTAACATGGGTGTATCCATACTGTAATTGTTTTTTCCTAGCCATTTTCGTTGCTTCTATTTATCAAGGCATAAGAAATAACTCCTGAGATTACACTAGCAGTTGCCGCTGATATTTTCAAGGCATCACTCTCTTCTAAAACTAGGGCATTTCCTTGAATCAGATTTGTAACCGTGGTCACATTACTTCGATTAATGATGGTATTACTACCCCCCGAGCTATCATAGAATTTCATTGTTACCGAGATAGCTCCTGTTGAAACATTGGTCGTTTGAATACTTTTAAGAATAGCACGCGAAGACGAATCAATAGTTAACACAGTTGTTAAAGTTGTGGCACTTAAAGCATAAGATTGGTTTTTATATTGTACGGTCATGATAAGAAAAAGGTTAAAGCATCCTGTTCATTTTTTAATTCAGTTTGATAACTCGTATTAAGTTGATCGCGAATTGCCCGAACCGCGCCTGCTGCTTGTCTAATATTAGACGGATCGTATTCAGGTGTTGGATCAGTTATTTCTGCAATTATTTTAGCCATTATCTTCTCCCATCCGGTCTAGAATCAAATCTAAATAAACCATAACGCCAATTACTATTTGCTCCTGTAGCATTTAATTGAAAAGCGGCTTGGCGACTACGTGCTCTAGTCCAAATTTGTTGTGTAGCATTTGAAATATTAAAAGGTCCTAAAGAAGAGCTCGTTGCTGTGTCATTAGGAAATCTTCTTAAATAAATTGTTATATCGCATGTAGTGTTTAAAACTTTAAAATCAGGTATAAAGCGTCTCACACTCATATAAAATTCTCCATCCCCATCTATATCTAAATCAAAATCTCCTGATCTAATACTAGAGGCAATAGCACTGGTAACTGGACCCGTAGTATATTGACGGATTTGATTAGTCCCTGTTTCGTGTTCATATAATATTGAAGATCCCGCTGTGTTTCCATTAATGGTTGGAAAGGTAGACAGCTCACTCGCATTATATTCAGTGGCATAAGGTAGATTGAAAACATCGGCATTAGCATACGTTGTTCGAGCTAAGGTACCCGTCGTCCATACATTCTCGTCATAGTTGTAGGTAACTATTCTATTAATTTGATCTGCGTTAGCATCCGGATAGTACCAAGAGACCTCACTAAATAATCCATTGTGGCCTCCATAAACTAATTCACTTCCAGTGTCGAGATTAATACCTAGATTATTACCATCGGTAGAAAATATAAAGTCTTCCACTAAACAAGGAAGAGACTTAACGGTTCCATCAAATTGAAAGAAGCCTCCTGCATGACTCATCCAATAGACTAAACCATTGGCATAGACAATTGCGTGTTGTCCTATAGCTCCACAGTTAGAACCTACTTGTCTTAAGTTAAAAGTAAAAGGAGGTCCTACAAAGGTCATAATATAAGCTGCTTTATCAGTGACAATGAGAGTGTAATCTTTACCACTGACTGCTCCTACAATTTTGTTACCTTGGTCAAGACGCATAGTCCCTGCTGTATTAGTAGATAAAGGAACATAGTCCTCAAAATCTTCTTGATCAGAAAAGCGTAAAAACATTTTATCTTGAGTCGCTGTGTTTCCAATTGTGGTTTCTGTCCCTAATTGAATTAAATGCCGATCTCTATCAGAGACCACACTCATTACTGATTTAGTTGGATTATCTGTAGCAACCGTGGCTCGTGTAGTTAACGGCGTTCCTGCTGAAGGATTCCAGCTAAAGGTTTTTCCATTATGAATTGTTGCAATAAGTTTCTCTCCAAAATTATCTAAGGACCATGAGCCGGGATCCAAAGTTACTTCGGAAGCACTTCGTGCATTGCCCCATTCTTCAGCTCCGTATTTACCAACGCCCCATCCATATTGAAGAGCTTGTCCTTCAGGTCCTATAACTTCATAAGGTTCTACATCACATCCTGCTCCAGCACTAGCGCCTCCTCCAGTTTCTACAGAAGTCATCACTACATTAAAACTATTAGTGGCAGCGACCTGAACTTCAAAAGTATTCGTTGTAAAATCTCCCGTTGTAAAACTACATCCGGCTGGAATAGTAACATTATCAAATATAAGCAACGCTCCTGTTTCTAGGCCATGGGTGCTTTTATTAATGGTAACGGTACTGGAACCGTTAGTAGAAGTAATAGTACAAGTGGCTACTGTACTTGCTAAAGGAGAAATGTCGTAAAATTTTCCTCCCGTATATAGGCCTAGTATTTTATTCGTTCCAACAACAGAGTATTTGGTGCCATCTACATCGGACCAAGTATGTTGACCTCTTCCAATACCTTTTAAAGTACCTGTTGTTAATTGAGACCATCCTCCAATTTTTTCAGGAGACCCGTATCTAAAACGAACATTATCCCCATCGGTCCACTGACCCTCAGCTTGCGTCGGAGTATCCTGTTTGTTAAAACCGGGCTTTAATTGTATTTTACGTAATGCCATAGTATTTAAAGGTAGATTATACCATAGCTAAAACTTCAAGATAAGATTTCACCTATTGTGAGGGCTAAAATTAATCAATGAATCCATCTGTCCAAAGGGTCCTTTAGGTAGAATACTAAAAGCCATAGAATAACGATTTTGTTTGCCGGTATTGGTTCGAATGCGATGAAGCAAATACGAAGGCCATATTAAGAGTTGGTTGGGAATAGCCGTGATTCGATATCGATAAGAATTCCAAAGATTATTAGTTATACGGTCGGTATCATATTCAAAAGGTGTTTCTCTTAGAAACTCGATTTGCGTATTCTCTTCAGGTAAAGGATAATAACAACCTGTTAACCATGAATTGGCATGACGATGAGTATTAGAATATCCTCCAGGACCTGTCTTAGTGGCCCATGATTTAATAAGCTGTCCTTCTGCTTTAAATTGTAAAATGTGTTTAATATAATAATCGAGAGATTCTTCAAGTGAGGCTTTTAATTCAGGAAATTTATTAATAATAGTATAATCAGTACCAATGTAAGCATGCTTATTAAGAAACTCATCTTCTTCTTTTATTAATTTATAAGATAGCTTTGTAAAACTCTCTAGCATTTTGACGTTATCTAGTTCTAACGTGAACATCGCTACTGGCGTAGCAAATAAAGGAACAACATTAATCTGATTCATATTCTTTTCCTAAGGACCACATTGTTTCAGTACCGGCTCCTAAGACTCCTTTGATAGCATAATTAAAAGGTAAGCAATAGCGTGCGTCATTAGATTTGTTTGTGTTCACACTGTGCTCTAAAAAAGACGGAAACATGACAAGGGTACCATCTTCAGGATGGATCCAATAAGTATCTGAATTATGAATATTTTCTTCTTCAAATGGAATTTGAAGTATAGGACTGAACAAATTGTTTTGGATGAGTTTGTTGTGAAAAAAAATATTACCTGAAGTAGATGAAGTTTTAATATATAATACACCACTAATAATAGAGTTTTGGTGATAATGCTTTTGAGCCCAATGGCCCGGATCGTGCTGCATACACCAGGAATTCTTTAAGGAAAAAGTTATTTCATGTTTAACTTTCAAAACGTCGCGGGTATAAATATCCACATGTTTATTTAGTTTTTTTAGTAGTGGTCTGAATCTTGCCTCATTAAGGACATATTTAGTTTTTGACATTCTTCCATTACGAGGTCGAATATCTTCATATTGTTGATTAATTAAATTTTGTATTTCAGTGTCAGTAAGATCAATTTTACTAACATAAAGCGGAGTATGAAATAAAGGAAAAATTTTAAAACTCATACAAAGTTAGGCCCCAATACCCAAAAACTTAAAGTGGTTCTGTTCCCTTCTGTTACCGGCATTACTTTATGAGTCGTATAACACGGAAAGACTACCATAGTTCCGGGTTTATTCAACTGAGGAACTTCTAAAGGTGCGCTATCAGCCAAGAATAATTCTCCTCCTATATAAGACTCTTGTGAAATGTTAACAATTGCCGTTAGTTTTTGATCAGATCCTTGAGCGTCTCCCCCCATATCATTATGCCATGCATACTCTGCTTTATTCTTAGCAGCATACGTATTAACATTCAGGCTAAAAGCATCATCAAAAGGATATAACTGAAAACCAAAATTTAGACGATTGGCAATTCTAATATTTTCTTCTAATTTTGCAAATTGAGATTTAAAATCTTTCCAGTTTACAATTTTTACCTGGGCTGTTTTTTTAACATTAGCTGCACTATCTTTCTCATCAGTTGGATTGTCCTTGATGAGTTGATGAAGAACAACAATTTCTTGAGAAGTTAAAGTATTTTCAAAAAACCAGTAGGGGCTTCGAATCATTTATCTTTTATTCCTTTTAAAAGTTCTTCATGAGACATCGAAGGTAATGATTTTTGACGATGATAATGACGGGTTAATAAAGCAGTCGCATCCCATTGTTTCCAGGGCACAATACCCGCATATTCTTTTTTAATATTTTCATGATTAAAGAGATCTAAAGCATAAAATTTCATAATAAAATCTTCAGGTCCAAACATCTGACAAGATGAAGGAAAATCTAAAGGTGAAAGAAGACGTAGTTGCGCAATATCTAATAAAGATTGCAACATATAATTAGGTTTAATATTTTCCACATGCTTCCAATAGGGACTGTCATCTTTTTGTGTTTGATAAGAAGCGGTAATAAAAGCAAGTACATTATGCATTAGACACCCATAATGCTGCTCATAAGTCACACGATCTCCTGAAGGTAAAAAGCGTGCCAGGAGATCCAGTTGATTTAATAAAGTTCCTATGAAGGAAGAGTCTAAAGATTCTACACAAAAAGCTGCTCCCCCCAATGCAATACAATTTTTATTCCAACTACCGGCCATATACCCTTGTCTAAAAGTAGAGCTAATACCATACTTGGCTTTAGCTTTTGAAGTTATCTCACCTGAAAATTGATCTGAAAAAACATAAGTATGCTCATCCTGGTCTCGTAAAGGAACGGTGAAATGATAGCCTTCCGGAATTCGTTCAGCTAAGGTCCATAAATTAAAAGTTGGAGACGTTGTAAAGGTAATGGTTTGATTATTAATTAACTCATCTTCCCATGAATGAAAATAACTATTGTCAAGTTGATCAATCAAGACACGATGCTCTCCACTACAGTCCAAGAAAATATCTCCTTTATAAATTTTATCTTCTCCCATAAGATGAGTGATCTCTCCTTTAGTATTTTTTTTACAATCCACAATTTTATCATCAATAATTTGAATTTGATAAAAAGGAAGATCGCTAAGAAATAACTCAATTAAAGTGGATGTGCGTAAATGAAAACTTTTCCATAATCTATTTCCTAACTCCTTAAACCATTGTATAGGAATTTGATTCTGCCATAAAACACTAGGAGTAAAGTCTTGCGGAAAATGACGTTTAGAAATCAGTTCAGCATAATGTTCTTTATAAGGAGAAAGAACCGTATGAAGATAGGGAGCATGAGCCCATTCCTTATACATAGTTCCAACACGAAAAGTTCCTTGGCTATGATTTAAAAGATTTTCTATTCTTGTCGCTCGTCCAATATGAGTTCTATATAAATGATATAAATAGTGATAAAGCTCAGGGGTAACTCCCTGTGCTCCTTGATAAGGAGGAAGTGTGGAAGTATGAATTATTTTAATTCGATAATGAGGAAAGCGTGCTTTAATGTAAGAAGCAGTTAGAGCTCCGGTAAGTCCAGCTCCTACGATAATAACTTCTTTTTGTATTTTCATGATACCACTATATTTCCTGAAACTGAAATGCGTTCTCCCGGTCCATTAAAATGTAATACTGAATGTCGTAAATGATAAGGAAACACAAACAACGCATTTTCTTCAGGTAAAAAAGCTCTTTCACTAATAACAAATTTCATACTTTCTCCATAACAAAAAGTTATAGTTCCTGGAGTGCTAGTGTTAGTGTCATGGGTTTCAGGAAAATGAGGAGGATTTTTTAAATATAAAACAAAAGAAAGAGTGGCTCCCCAATGAATATGAGATGGATTATATTCGCCAGCTTTCATATAATTAATCCAACAAGAGACCAATTTAATTTCTTTAGATGCATTAGGGTTTTCACCCATTGTATCGTTTGAGATACTTTTATAACCAGTTATCCAACTATGAACATAAGGAGCAATGTCTTCTTTTATCCAAAAATGTTTATCTAGATCAAAAAGATATTCCTCTTTAATTTGTCCTGCTAAGATCTTACGAGCTGCTTTACGATTTTTTTCATTTTTTCTAAGGGATTGGCCGAGGTCTAAAAATTGTTTACACCAACTAGAAGAAACTTTAAATTTGGCCAGGTAAGGTCCCCATAAAAATCGCTCGTGTGGCAGTGCCAAGAGGGTTTTAGTGATAGAACGTGGCATAGCGTAGCTATACCAACAAAAATAAGAATAGTAAATCTTTAATAAGGTTTGCCGGTAGTCTTAGGCTCTGTTAAAGGGGTTCCCTCAGGATCTAACGAGCTTGGAGGATTAGCCGTGAGCTCATCCCAAGTTTTTGTATTTTCATTCCATTGATAAACCTTGTCATCTTCCGGATGAGCCGTTGGGGGTTCATAAGAACAAGTAGTTTCATTTAAAATCCACGATGGATAAGTATGGACTGGTATAAAAGCGTCTCTACCCTCGTCATAAGTGCCACCAATATTAGCATAATTTATTCTCAAAGGAGTACCTCCTTCGGAGTGTTCCCCTTTGTAAGTATTTACAGATGTTTTTTTCCAATTAGCGTGTCCTGTTAATTCTGTTAGATACGCTACTCCAATGCTTTCAACTTCAACTCCGTTCTCATCTGAAGTATCTTTATCGTTAACGGAACATATATCAATAACTAAATTGTTAGCTCCTATTTTTGCAAACGTTGCCATTATGCAATCCTATATCTCGCAATTACCATACCTTTTTGTCCGGCTGCACCGCCACCGCCAGGGTGTCCTCCACCATAGCCGCCTCCGCCAATATCTTGGCCTTGGCCATTTCCTGGGCTGGATTGCGATCCGCCGCCGCCACCGCCATAATAATCATTGGTTCCTGTAATGTCACTTTGAAATCCATCTGCGCCTGGGCCGCCTTGTCCTGTGCCTTGTGCTCGGTTTCCACCGGCTTCATATTCAGATCCACCACCTGCTCCGCCGGTAACTCCGCCGCCGCCTGGTGTAGCGCCTCCTCCGTAACCTTGTTGACCTGAGCCACCTGATGCAGGTCCGTGACCTGCTCCGCCACCACAACCGCCTGCTGCGCCGCCGCCGTATCCTGAGCCGCCATTACCGCCACCTTGAGCTGTTACACTAAAAGCTGGTGTAGCGCCCCCTCCACTTTGAGAGCCGCCGCCTGTTCCAATTGTGATTGCATAAGTTGAAGGGGTTACAACAACTGCTGAAGCTGTTAAACCGCCGCCTGCTCCACCGCCGCCGCCAACGTGGTTTCCACCACCAGCGCCGCCAGCTTGAACTAAATAATCAATTTTATTGCCCCAAGTTTCATCACTTCCTAATGAAACGACAACAAAATTTCCTGTATTGGTAAATTGATGATAACGATAAGTGAAGCCATCGCTGCCAACATAATCGGCAACTGTATCTCCACCTGTAGCTGTTATGGGGACTACCCCGCCGCCAGCTCCGAAACCTAAAACTCCGTAACCAAAATAATCAGACATCTATGCTCCTTATGCATCGTTTTTAGCATTAGTTGAAAAGGAAATTTTAACTCCTAAAAGTCTTGCATCTTCTGTTGCTGTATCAGCTGTTGCTGTTGCAACTCTTCCCAATCTAAATACTGTCCATTCGCCTTCACCTGCCGAAGCAATAGTCATTGCAGCTCCAGCTGGACCGATAGAAATATCTTCGGCCGTTCCGGCGCCGGCATCGGTGCTAGATGTTGATGTTCCAAATGCGACACTTAAATTATCGCTATCTCCAAAACAAACGCCTTGTAATGACCATACAACATTTGAAGCAGACGTTCCGCTCATGGACCAATAAGGTTGCCATGTGACTGTACCTTCATTCCAAGATTTTGGAAACGCCACGTTAAATTGTGCAAATTCAACTGCAGTAGGATCAAAAGGTAAAACATTCATGTCAGGTTTTCCGGCCGCTGTGCCTACTGTTTCAATTGCTCCACATCCTGAAGTGTTTGTTTCTTTCATCGCTTGAGCCGGAACCCACATATCTTGGACTCCTGCTACACGAATAGCTGAACCAGCTGCTTGAACGACTCCAGTTCCGTTTGGAACGAAGTTGATTGCTCTGTTAGAAGATGAAATAAGTGTATGTGTAGATACATCTAAATTTCCCCCTAATGTTGGAGAAGTATCTTCTTCAACATTATCAATTGCTGTTGAACTAAATCCAGTATCAACAATATCACTTCCTGTCATATACAGGATTCTTGTGCCTTTGTTTGTTGTACTAAATGTATATCCGGAACCTGAGTCTGAAGCGCCTTTAACTTGAACCGTATAAGTGCCTGACGTTCCGTTTTTAAAAATGTAAACTTTTTCGATACCATTAGGAATAGTAACGATTCGGTTTCCTGAAATCGTTCCCGTGAATGATATCACCATATTTCTAGCATCAGACGACGCTCCATCCGTCATCGTCAGTGCTGTTGTACCTGCACCACCGGCTATATCTTTAGAAATATAACCACATACTGCTTCTTCGATTAATTGTAAATTCGTATTAGTTTTATCACCCCAGGTACCCGAATTGGATCCTGTAGTCATTAAATCTAGTTTAATATCTGTTGAATAAGCCATGTTAATTCCCTATTAAATTTTGTTCCTATATTCGTATTTTACGCTACGCTGCTATCTCTGTCCATACCATGCTAACGTTTGGATTAATTTCAGTCCATATGTGTGCTGCAAGAGTGCCTGTAGATGTAGACATGACTTGACCAGTGACAGGAGCTTCAATACTAATTCCAGCTAATTCGTCTCCTAAGCCCAGTGTCATCGCAATACCCGTTACAGAGTATCTAGATTCTGTGGTAACGGTAGCTGTTGTGCCAGTTAAACTGGTACCTGTTGGTGTAACAACCGCATCAGCTTGTGAAGCTTCATTACCTAGATTAAGTGCTAAAGCAATTCCAGTTAATTCAACATGTGAAATAACTTCTACATCAGCGATGGCTGTTGCCATACTAACGCCCGTAACACCGTACGTTCCATCAGCTGGTTGGCCCCAACCTCCTTGGCCCCAACCTAGACGTCCCCAACCGTGTCTAACTTGAGCATCAACAGTTTCTGTTCCTAAGTTTGCAGTAAGTCCGACGCCTGTTGGTGAAGCGGTTGCATCAATTTTATAAGTTGGACTTCCAATGCTGAAGCTTAATGCTGTTACTCCTGTTGGAGTTACAACTGCGTCTCCAGTCATCGTTTCAGTTCCGAGAGCTGTATTAATTTGAGTGCCGGTTGCGATTAATGTTTGCTCAATAGTAACGGTAAGAGAAACACCACCCCATAAACCTGATCCCCACGCTAACTTACCCCAGCCTTGACCAATTTCTGTAGTTAAAGATTGTCCAGTGACCGGAACACCTAAAAACATTTGAGCGGTGCCCGTGCTTGTTGCTAGTGATTGTCCAGTAGGAGTAACAAGAGCATCTCCACGTAAAGCTTCTGCTCCTAAGTTTGCAGTAAGACCAATACCCGTTGGAGTTACAACGGCATCTCCAGTAACAGTGTGTGTTCCTAAACTTGTTGTTAATCCAAAACCCGTTGCAGTAACAACTATGCCTGGCATACCCCAAGCGCCCGCACCCCATGCTTGTCGGCTCCAGCCCTCAGTTACAGAGGCAGTAGTATTAACAGTTCCTATATCTGTGGTTAATGCTTGACCTGTGAGAAGAACATCTCCTGCAATTCCCCAGGCATCGCTGCCCCAAGTAGAACGACTCCAACCGGCATTGATTTCGGTTGTAATAGTAAGGGAACCTAAATTAGTTGAAAGTGTGGCTTGGGATGAGACATCGAGATAGACGTTACTAAGTTCGCCATATCGACCTAAGCCCCATGTATCTTTACCCCATCCTTGTGCCACTTAAAATCACTCCTACGATATCCTCAATATCGCAGCAGTAGACGAAAACGCAGGAAACTGTACAGTAAAAGTGCCTGATGTCGCTGTTTTATCAGCGCCAAAATCTAAGACACACACTGCTTTCTTTGCTTCCGTAGTATTGTAGATTAGCGCGCCCCGAGCGGTGATTGTAACACCGGTCCATGAACGATCTGCAAAATCTACAATTGCTGTAGTTACCGATAGTGAGACCTGTTGTCCAGCCAAAACTCCACCACCCGCTACATACTGACCAGAGTCTGAAACTTGACTAGCCGTTGTATAGGATGCTGTAACCACACCGTTAAGTGTTGCTGCAGATGTATAGAGGGACATATAAAATGTATCGCCACCACTTTCTAAATCGTGGATACCACTTAAAACTTGTGTTTTAAACGAAGCGCAAACTGCTTGTGTAATTGCCATAATTCTTCTCCTTAAATAATTTTTATTTCATATTACGCCATTGCTCTGGAGAGGGAGAAGGAACTGGAATTCTAGGAACTCCACTTGTGTATTCACCACGTCTTCTTCGCCCCATTTGCTCTAAAACAAAGGCTTGTAATTCTCTATTATACTTGTCTTCATACAGCTTGTACATATCCAAAGGACCTTTTAAAAATCCATAGACTTCAACCATACATCCATAAAACAGTAAATCTGTAGCTCGAGTACTTAAATAAGTTTTCGTACTTTTTTGTGGGATAGAGCCGGTGTCGTCCGAACTATATAAATGCTCAGGAATACGAATATAATTCACCTGACATTCATCGGCTGCGCTGGGAGCTGGAGCTACAAGCACATATTGATCTTGATTAGTTCTATGCCAATGGGCCCAATATTTAGGGGTACCACTAGAGTCACCTGGATTGTACTCACTTATGAAGCTTAAATCTCTTTCTTGTAAAAATGTTCTTGTCCCTGAAGCAATATGTTGGACCGATCTTACAATCAAAATGTCATTGGGTAAAAGGACATAACGATTATCTTTTACAAAAGTAGAGGTTGATTGTTTTCGATCAGAATTACAATCAACTGCTTTAGAAATTTTTGTTTCCGTATCTAAAATAAATTCATCACAGATAGCATCAGTTAAAACCGTACTATCCACTTCAGTATAGTTTCTAATTTTAGCAATTAAAGTTGTGTAAGTTATAGCCATTAGGTTGTACTCACTGTTATTTTTCCAAGCGCTGTTGTTAGTAGTCTAGAATTCCATACATCGTTCGGAGTAATAGGATCCGGTTCCATTGAATAAGTTGTTTGTTCAAGACCTGACGTGGGACTAATTGGTCCTCCTATATTTTGTTTGGATAAAAATTGTCCTGGCCAATACTGAGCTCCGAGGTTCACTACAATACCTGATTTCTTTTGAGGTTTAGGATATTGTAAGGACACCGCATCAGCTTGATGATAATACGTTAAAAGCTGAGGTTGTTTAGATTCAAATTCAGAAGTATGAACCCAAAAGCCATTCCATTCTTGTACCATTTCACGATAAGGAAATGCCATTCCTGATCGATCAGAAATTCTTAATGCATATTTACCTGTTGCCCATGTTCCCATTAGGACACCGTTGGATAGTAAGCTTGTGGAGTAATATAAGCACTGGTTCTCGAACCGTCCTCTGTTAATGCTCGTTGTAACGCATCTTCATATAATAATTTTAA